ATTAAAAAAGTTATTTTTTATATAATTATAAGAAATATTTGATGATATGGCAAGTAAGCAGTATTATGGTATAAAGTATCCATTTTTAAGGGATGGTTTTCAAAAATTCTATGTTGACACTAATGATAGCGTAAAGGAAAAGGTTAGAAGTCAATTAATGCATATTGTTTTCACGCCCAAAACCCAAAGAATTAGGATGCCTGAATTTGGTACGGATTTGATAAAACACATATTTTCTCAGAATGATGAAACAACATGGGAATCTATAAAGACAGAGGTTAGAGAATCAGTTAGTAGGTGGGCTAATAATATAACGCTTAATAATATAAGTGTGGTTAAGAATGATGAAAATGAAGCAGAGATATTCGTAAGGCTAGACTATAGCGTTATGGAAGGTAATAAAGTTAGCAATGATAGCATAGTAGTACAATTATAAGATGGAAAAGGGAATTAATTATTTATCAAGGTCGTTCGAAGACGTTAAGAGTGAACTCATTAAGTTCAGTGAGAAATATTATCCAGAGTTGTCAGATGATTTTAATGACTCTAGTGTTGGTGCGTGGTTTATTGACCTCGTATCTGATGTTGCTGATAACTTAAACTATCATATTGACAGAACATATCAAGAAACAAATGTAGATAGTGCAAATCTAAGGAGCACAATTCTTAACATGGCTAGGACGAATGGATTGAAGATACCTGGACGCAAAGCATCTTTATGCGAAGTTGAAATTAGTTGTAATTTACCAATTAATTCAAACGACATATCGCAGCCAAATTGGGATTATGCCCCAATATTGCAGCGTACTAGCATTGTTTCAGCTGGAAACTATAATTTCCAACTTACTGATGATGTTAATTTTGGCGAACAGTTTAATAGTGATGGGTTTTCAGATAGAAAGATAATACCTAGTAGAGATGGTAATGGCAATATCACTAGCTACACCATTTCAAAGACAGTACTTGCTATAAATGGTAATTATAAGGTGTATCGTAAGGTTATAAATGGTACTGATTTAAAACCATTCATGGAGATTGTATTACCAGAGGAAAATGTAATGGGGGTTGAGTCAGTTATATTTAAGGAGACTTCTGATTTTTCCTCATCTCCAAGCATACATGAATATTTCATTGATGCAGAGGAATTTAAGATTTCAAATGAGGCGGTTAAGACATATCGTTACTTTGAAACAGATTCCTTAGCAGACCAATGGAGGTTTGGCACAGAAAATAATGCGGATAGTGGCAATACGATTAATGTATATAACCCACATAAGTATGAAGATTACACAGAGGGTGATTCTGCCTCAACAAGAACTACAAGATATTATGTTGGAAAGTGGAAACCATTGACTCAGAAGTTCATTACAGAGTTTACTGATAATGGCTATACAAAGCTTATATTTGGTGCAGGAAATACCGCATCCCCATCGTATAAGGATATACCAAGTGGTCAAACAAAATATGCTGATTATATCATGTCAAAAATGATTAATAATGACATGTTGGGAGTTCTACCAAGAGAGGGATGGACAATGTTTGTTCTATATAGAACTGGTGGTGGTGCTGAAACAAATGTAGGACCAAATGCAATTAACAAGATTACCTTAGCCAATATTGATTGGGGTGCTAATACTAATAATACTGATGGCACTGAAAGAGGCAAAGTAATAACTTCTTTGAAGGTTACCAATCTCACAAATGCAATTGCTGGAAAGGATGAACCTTCTACTGAAGAGATTAAAGCTCTCATAAAATACAATATGTCTGCGCAAAATCGTGCAGTTACTGTGAATGATTATAAGATTAAACTAGCTCAAATGCCCCCCAAGTATGGAGCAGCATTTAGAAGTTGTGTTTTGGAAACAAACAACAAGATAGAAATAGATGTGCTTGGAATGAATTCACAAGGTAAGTTGGATTCAGCGTTACCTGAAACTTTGGTTAAAAATATAATCGAATACATGACACATTACAAGCAGATAAATGATTATATTGAAATTAAAAGTGGAAGAATATATAATATTGGTTTGTCAATAGATGTATTTGTTGACAAAAACTATAACGTAGCAAATGTTGTATCAAATATAATAAATAAAGTTGCTGACTATTTTGATGTTTCCAAACATGATATGGGAGAAGATATTTTCATAGGAGATTTGGAGAAAGAAATAACTTTACAAGATGGTGTATTAAGTTTAATATCATTAAATGTGTACAAGATAAGAAATGGTGGTTATTCTCCAGATGTTTGCCCATTGCCAACCAAAAGTAGTGGCGGTGTTTGTGAACCTATTGAAACTTCAACATTTTTATTGAAGGATGGCACAGCTGAAGCTGAAGAAATTGATTTGGATGCGATTGATAGAGTGTTATATAGCGATTATAACTCAATGTTTGAGATTTCTAATAAGAGTTCAGATATTTCTGTGCGATGCAAGATTAGATAGCGTTATTTCTTTAAATGTGTTTATTTTTTCTTACATCATAATTTTAAGCCAATTGATTTTAGTGGTCACGGTGACAAAATCACCAAAAAAATCTTCAATGGATTAATTGTAAGGGATAAATTAAAAATGAAATTATGTAAAGAACATCATATTAAAATTATTTACATTAAATATGATGAAAATGTTAGTCAAGTACTTAATAAATTTTTATAATATGGCATGTAATTGTAAAAGAATTAAGCGTTTTGAAGATACCTTTGGAATTCCAGAGGAGGAAAGTATATTAAGCAAGGTTATGCGGATAATGAGCAAGGTGTTGTTGTTTTTGATTGCAATTGGTCTTTCAATTGTAATTGCACCTTGTATTACATTGATTGCGATATATAAAATTGTTTGGGGAAAGGATACTAGAATCGTTTTACCAAAGTTCATTAGAAAATATATGGAATAGCAATGGATAAAAGTTATAGAATTAAGACAAATATATCAAGCGATACTATCTTAAATGTCAACATGAAGCAAGATTATGATTTCCTTGAGGTGCTGACAATGAAATTAAGACAGAAAGATGCTTATAGGCTTCACTCTTCCAATTATGGCGTTATAATTGGAAGGGTTCTTGCTAATGATGCGTTTGGAATACCAAATGCAAAGGTTTCGTTATTCATTGAACGAGATAGTAATGATAATGAAACCATTGAAAGCATATATCCATATAAAGAGGTTATGTCTAAGGACAACGAGGGTAGAAGATATAACTTGCTGCCAGATGATAGTGATGATGATTGCTATAGAATCGTTGGCACTTTCCCAAATAAAAGACTAGTGTTGGATAATGACAGTCAACTTGAGATATATGATAGATATTGGAAATATACTACTGTGACAAATAATGCAGGAGACTACATGCTTTTTGGCGTGCCTAGTGGCAGTCAACAAATACATGTTGATATTGATTTATCTGATATTGGTGTTTTATCTCAAAAGCCTCGTGATTTCCAATATAAAGGATATAATTTGTCAATGTTTGACAGTACTAGCCAATTTAAGGAAAGCACGAATTTAGATAGTCTAGCACAAATATTTTCACAAAATAAAAGCTCTTTTGTATATCCATTCTGGGGCGATGCAGATAATGGCATTGCCGCAATAACTCGTTGTGATGTTCAAATACAATATAAATTTGAACCAACTTGTGTGTTCATGGGTGCAATTGTTTCAGATAATGATGGAAATGCAATTGGTCACAAGTGTTCTTCAAGTGTTGATAATGGTATGAATTCCCAATTGGTTGGAGGAGCAGGAACAATTGAGATGATTCGTAAAACTACAGATGGACTTATTGAGGAGTTTCAAATACAAGGTAATCAATTGATTGATAGTGATGGTGTATGGTGCTATCAAATACCAATGAATCTAGACTTTGTTGGTACTGATGAATGTGGTAATATTGTACCAACAGACAATTCATCAAAAGGTATTCCAACTAGAACACAAGTTAGGTTTAGATTCAGTAAGACTGAAACTGGAGATGAAGGCTCATCTCACCATACTGCGAAGTATCTAGTCCCAATGAATCCAATTTTTGACGATACTAAATCAATACCAACCATTAAAATGTCTGGAAAAGAGTTTGAAAAATTCTATACATTTGGTTCTGCAACTCCAGACAGTTGTTTCCGTGACCTTTATTGGAATAATGTGTATAGCGTTAAAAACTATATTCCAAAGGTTCAAACAGCAAGAAGACCTTATAGTAAAAACTATAATGCGTTGAAAGGCTCTAATTTGGTTGATAATCAAAATTCGATACCTTTCAATAAAATTAGGGTTGATATGCCATTTATGTATGTTATAGTTTGTATTATATTTGACATCATAATAGTAATGGTAACTATTATAAATGGATTTCTCATTAACACCTTGAATCTTATAATTAACATTTTAAATTCAATACTTAATATTTGTTTGCCATTTGGCATTGGCTGTTTATTTAGTTGGGCAGAAATTCCATACATTCCTTGCATATCGCTAGGAGGAGACTTAGCTGACGATAACGTTGCTTATTATCCAGGATGTAATAGTACTGGAAAAGATGCATCTGAATGTCCAGCTGGAATGGATGGTTGTACTAAAAGTTCTAGTAACCCAGATTTAAGAGATAAAGTACAGCAAAGACTTGCTGAAGACTATAAGATTATTAAACTAGATTTTTATCAAGATTGGATTAATGGTACTCTTTACATGCCACTCTGGCATTGGCTAAAACGCAAAAAGAAATCTTTCTTTTTTGGACTTTTTAGTAGAAGTGCTAAAAATGAATTTTGTGATTGTAATAGAACATATTCTAATCTAAAAGCATATGTAAATTGTAATATAAATTATACTGACGATAGTTTTGGTGTAAATAGTGGCAATCTTGATTTAGGGGAAGATAGTTGGCATCGTGATGCTAGCAAAGCTGGTAAGGTTGGTTATGGACGAGGCGTAATTAAAGGTGTTGAAAATAAAGATGGACTAACTGTTTATTATTATGTTGCTGCTCAAGCAACTGATGATAATGCTGACCCATATTTAGAGATGAATGAACGAAATGGTGGTTTTAAGGCAATATTATTGTATGCCACTGATATTATTTTATTGGGCAATTTAAAACAAGATAATATCTATGGTATCCCACAACTCTTCAAAGCCCTTCCTTCAACTACTGCAAATATCCCTCCAATTGCAACAATACAAGAGGAAATGGAGGAAGACGCTAAAAAAAGGTCAAACAGTGAAATTGATGGTGGCGAAGAGACTGGCTTAACTATCACTACTGGCATGGACTGGGGTCATGATGGGGACGAAGATACGCCTATTTACAAAAACGGGTTGTTTATGGATTTAGGCTGTACACAAGCTGGAACAAGGTCAAAATCTTGCATTAACGTAGAAAGATTAAGTGAACTTGGTGTGAATCTTGACACTTCCCACAACATGCAATATTCTAGTAATGAGACATTAAGAAGTGGATATATTGATAGCGATGGATTCATTACAAAATATGAACTTGAGGATATGGAAAATCGTGCTATGTTTGCAACTATGAATCATATTGGTTTTATACCGCAAACATATCAAGATAGTATCAGTGGTTATACAACACAAGTAGAAGACGAAAGAACACATTATTTAGTTCCTAAGTTTAAATACATTTATCCTGTTGATTTTGATGGTAGGATGAACCCAATTATGGACGCATATAAGAACGGATTCCAACAATCAACATATGATGTTAGAGATGAGGCATATATCACATTTAGAATGGGTGCGGAATCTAGCAAAGAAATTGATATTGATAAGGAACATGGTAGAATAAGACACTTTTATCATAAGTGGTGGATGCCATTATACAACAATTCTTTCTATTTTTATTTTGGGGTTAATAAGGGTAAAACGGCCATTGACAAGTTTAATAAACTATTTTATGCTGAGTGCACTAAAAACACAAAACTGCCATTTACTTTGGATATAACTTCAAAGGCTAAGTCTTATTGTACAAGTGCATATAAAGACAATAATGGTTATGCGTATATTAAAGTTAATTCTGATGATATACAAACACCATTAAGATATACGTTATATAATTCATTGGGTGGTGCTTTCACATCAGACACTAGTGATACCTCTAGTTTTGTAATTAGTGGTGAAAATTTAGAAAATCAAGTATATACGTTGATTGTCACTGATGATAATGGTAAAACAGTGCGTCAAAGAATATCACTAATTATGAATGATTTGACTTTTAATTGTGAAACTAGAAAGCTAGGCACTAAGTTCTATACCACAGAAATGACACCAATGGCTTTCATATGTGATAAGAAAAACGATTACTTTGGCATAATTAAAATAGATAAAGTATATATCGATGGTTATGAATTTGAGCTTGTAAATGCGGAACTATATGGCGCAAGCAGCACTGAAATGGTTATAAAGGCAGAATGTAAATATAAAAATTCAGACAGCCCATTCAAGGGCAATCAAACAGTATACTTTAGAATTAGTCCATCAGAAGACAAGACTATAAATGAATGTTTCTGTCAAGAAGAATATTATCCAACGTTTAAATTCACCCAAAAAACCATTGAATTATATGTTTATCAGCCAATGTCTTATTTAATTGTGATGACACAAGAATGCGATGGCAAAGAAATTACAAATAACCAAACGTCACAGTTGATTAAGGTTGACAATGGAAGTAATTTTAACACATATTTGAATGGCATGCCAGTTAGATTTATGCTTGGGACAATAAGTGACACACCGTCAGCGGACGTTGCTAATCTTAGTAATTTCTATAGTTCTAAAGCAAGTGATACCGTGTCAAACGGATTAGGTATAAATCGTGATATTAGTGGTTGGTTTGGTGTTCATGAAGAAACAACTTACAAATTCGATGGCGTTAATTCAACGGATATTGACAATAAAAAAGTGTGGGCAGATTATATCAATTTTGGAACTGACATAACAACAATAAAAGCTAGAACTTCAATACTAAGATATAAGTTTGATAAAATGTTCAAACTGTCTAACACTGTATACGTAACTTCTACAAGTAACCAAACATTTAACTATACTTACACTGGTGGTGTCGAGCCAATTCTAACTAGGTCATTAGCCCCATATTATACTGACACTAAGAAAATGGTAAGAACTAATGTTTATAAAGATAGTGGCAGTGTTACAATGTATAAGAAAGCTCCGAACATTGTAGGCAAAAACTATATTGGTGATGCTAGCACTAGAAGATATAACGAAGGTTTTTCTCCACGTTTCAATGGTCTTTGGGATTCTGAATCAGATGGAACTTATTTGGGAAACTATTTTGCGGCATTCACTAGGAATGGTCGTTATACTGGCACTACTGGCGGAAAATGTTCAACAAGTATAATGGCAATACCTAATAATACAGCAGTTAACGTTGTTGATGGTGGCGAAAATGGATGGAAAAAACTTGGAAGGGATATTCAAGTTAACTCATTCCCTATTGGCGTTTATGAAAATGGTAATTACGATATGGCTTGTGGAGGAAAAACACAACCACATTTGAGGGCGTTGGGAGTTGATAGAAGACTTGACTATAACCTAGAGGTATGGGCCCCTACAAATGGTCGTAATTTCAGATTGCACTCCAATTATTTATTGGAAAGAATTTGGAAGTCTTCTCGTGTTAGGGGAACAGTATATGGTGGTATTGAAATGTCTTTTGATACTGATGATAACATAATATCAGCAAAAACTATTACAACTTTAGATGGCAATGTTGTAGCGAAAATCGAGCCAAATAACAGACTAGAATATTCATACTCTGCTGACACAGAATCAAAATCAAATGCTATAACCATATATAACATCCCTAAATATGACAAGATTGTATGGGTTGGTAGAGGAGATTATATATCTAATCGCCTAAACAGCTTTTTAACCAACGCAGTTAATGCGCTGGGAAATAGTGGCATGCCTAGCAATGAGGAACTTAAGAATAGAACAGATGAATTATATGAGTCTGTAATAGAAATATATGAAAAAGATTACTTCAATATGGAAGTTGAAAGGGTTGTGACTGAAAGTGGGGTCACTGAGGAGGCAGCAATTGAACTAATCGAATCAGATGATGAGTGGATGGCTAGTATAGAAGCATCAGCAACTACTTCAGCAACAACTTATGCAGAAAAGAATGCACTAACCCAAGAAGAAATTGATAAGATTCATGGGAATTTCCGTTATGTTGCTGAAGAGTTTGGCAAAATAAGCGGTGAAACTGTCGATACTGATGGTAGTGGTATTATTAAGTTTATTGTAAAATATTATGGCGATGCTGATTCATACCTAACCAATTACTTATATGGTTTGGAATCTCTGCTTGAAAACATAGAAAGATATATGCCAGACGATGAAAAACCGTGTAACAAATATGTTAATATTTGTCCACAGGATACATCTGGGAATATAATAACCGTAACTAGCGAAATAACAAAAGAGGATTGGAACGATAAGCAGTATCTCAAGACATTGTATGAAGCAAATTTCAATGGTGCTGATGTTAGACAATTATTTTGGTCGAATTTTAATGCAGCTTTATTAAATAATTACTGTAAATCGCCCTTCAATAACATATCTGCTGATACTGCTTCTGTTTATCTTTATAAATCAACTCAAGCTTTTGACGTTATTGGCTGCTTATTTGGTGATGACTGCCTTTATAATGGGGATTTTAACTTAGAAAACATTGGTACTTTCGCTAAATCAAATTATCCAACAAAAAGATATATTGATATTGGTAACTTACCACAATCAACTTATTATACATTAACATTAGGTTCTTGCAGTTATTCTATGACTCCACAAGTGAATGATGGAGGGGAAATTACTTCTACAGTAAGAAATGGTGAAACTCTTGAATTGGAATTTAATTTTGTAGACCCATTTGAATTCATTGACCCAGCTTATGCTGAATACATAGAATCCAAGAGGTTACCTTCGAATGTGTCAATGAGACAAGCTGGAAGGTTTATTAATGGATACACAGAGTTCTTAACGCAAACTGTTGACTTGAGTTTTAAGTATAGACAGCTTTCATTTGGAAACTATACTATAATGACAAGTAATCCACAACTAATAACGGTTTTAAATGATGATTTTGGGGATGGAAAAACATATGGAACGGATGCAATAACATACCTTAAAACAACATCCAATTATATGTATGGAACAAAGGAAAATTTCTATGATAGATTAAATGACACATATGTAAGTGAGGAGGCAAAGAGATATTTTAGAGAATGGAGCCCGTGGTTATTTTATCAAGACACATTTTTACCAGAAGGCGTATTTGAAAAATATGATGATGACATGAGATGTCGTTTTTACTATAAAGACAATGAAGGAGATGAAGCTTCACCTTTAACAGTAGATGACGAGGAATTCTATGAAATATATTTTAGGAGGACTAACATTCCTTTGAATGGCTCTTGTGTATTTGCATTGCTAGTGAATAGAATTTTAAAGCCTTCTGACGATAAAACATTAACAAAAACAATCATAACCCATGAAACATCTTCTCTATTTGATGCTAGAAATGTATATGTTAAAATAGAAAGTGGTAGTGTTGTGACTGAAACAACCACCTCTACTGATGATGAGGGTCATGAAATTCAAGTTAATACATATACAATCTCAATGGAGTTTTCGTTTTATAATATAGCAACTTGGTGGGTTGCTGATGTAAGTGGTTTTAGAGGTGATACAAGTGTAAAAACTCTATACTTCAAAACTAGGGCTGATTATGAGGGGTCAAAGGAAGAGTTTGAGCTACAAGGTTATAATTATGGAGAGTTAATGCCATCAAGCCATTTAATGTCCCCAAATGATTTTTCGAACCAAATATTTGTAGATTCCATGCAATCTAACATCATTTTCTTATTTATAGACCCAAATGGAAATGAATATCTTGTGAATGGAGAAAATGTAGAAAAAGAATATGATGAAAGCGAACCGCATGGAACTTTTGAGAATGTAAGAAATGTCACGTTTGAATTTACTGCTGATGTGCCATTTAATGTTGGCGATGTCTGGAGGCTGATAATCTATGGAAAGATGTTTTCTAAATTCACATATGGACTTTATCGTTCATATGACGATTGGGATGATTATAATCCTATACAAGTAAAAAGAACGAGTGATACCACATTTGAAATAATAGATAATGATTAACAATAATGGAGAATAAGATTTTTCTAAGCGCTTTTAACAGTAAGAAATCTGTTAATACAAGTGAAGGGTTAAATATGCCATTGATGGGTAAGAGAAAGCTCTTGCCCACTAATGACTTTGGCGAAGTTATTAGTCAAAATGACATATATTTAGAAGAAAGAGAAAGGTGTAATAAGGTAAGATTAGTGTGTCAAGTTAATACAATATGTTCTAACATCTTATTCAACTCTATTAGTGAAATTGTTAAAGATGAGGGAAGTTCTGCTGTAACTTATGTTAACTACGGAGTTACTAGTGGTTCTACTGATAACCGTGAAATTAGTAGCAAAATTGCATATAAACCAAATACAATGGATTTTTGGAGCGGCAATACAATTAATTATATTTCAAATGACAATGCTCAAGGTAGCATAGATGTTGATTTCCCACGAGATGGAAATTTAACTGGAGTTACAAGTATGACAATTGATGTAAATCATCCAACGAATGCCATTAGAGACACACAATTGTCAAATGATGGGTATGTGTACCATTGTGGTCTTGACATACTAAACAATCACCTAATACGTAGTAATACGTTTAAGACTGTTTGTAAATGTCGTAATGACGTAGATACTAGCAAAAATGGGTACACGGCCTTTAACACATTGATGGATATGATGAGAGATGTCAATGGGTATAAGGTATATGAAGCATTACCATTTCCTGTATCAGCAGGAATTGATAACAATGCGAAGTTAATATCAATGCATTTATACGAGCGTGATGAAATTGACACATTTGAAGAATGTAAAAGCAATAAACTGAAGTCTAGATATGATGGATGGGTAGGATTTTATAACAAATCTAAGATTAAATCATATGAAGTCTTTTCAAGTGACCATAAGAAAGAAAAAACTGAAGAAGAAAAGGAACTTGAGATAGAAAGACCAATCATGTATAATAGTGGTGGTGATTTTGTGGATATGTATCCAGATAGGAGTTTATATTCTTTTACACCAAAATACAATAAGTATAGGAATAGACAAGAAAAGAATTGGAATTATTGTTTAACATATCCTAGTTCTTCAACTACTGATGGCTTCGAGGACTTTATCCAAACAAATAACAATTCATTAAAGGCAATATATTTTGACGAAAATACTAGGGCAGACAATGGCGTTAAACAGCTTGTTATATATAGTATTGCAAAACATGGCTTAAAACAAGGTGACTATGTTAATATATATAATACTGTAAGTGGAGAAACTATAAAGATAATTGATAATGCTGAAGTTGCTGAAGTTGCAGATGATTATATATTTACAGTTTTCAATGCGGATATTCAGATTAGTAAAAATTGGTATGGGTGGTCTGGAGACACGCCTCCATCAACAATTGTAATTGACGATGTAAATTATGTCTATGATGACAATAGAATGTGTTATTATTTAAGCAATGGCAGTAACATTACATATTATTATGTTTTAATGAATAAGCAATATGTAAATCTAGACGATGATGCACAGAATATATCATATAAAAAAGTTGTAAATGATATTGAATGCGACTATTATGTAAGAATATTTTCTAAGATTCCTAACTTCAAAAATGCTAGCGCAGATACATCTTCAGAATATGAGATTTACAAAAATGATGGGGAATTAATCAAGGAATACCAAGACAAACAATATGATTTCGAAAGTCATTCTTCCAAACTAGCCTTTTCCAAAAATATATATGGTGACGAAATTAGTGAAATAGTGTTTACAGATGACATCAATATTGCTAATTTAAAGGATAATCTAGGAAGACCGTTAACATCAATTTATTTAACAATTGTCAAAAATAATAAAGGATATAAGGAATGGTATGGATATGACTATGGGGAAAATAGTTCTTGGGAGGTAACTGACATATCTGCTAGTACAGTAGAGTTTTCGCATTGTTTTGGTGAAATCAAATGTGGTTTGAGCACAAGTATAGAATCTTATGCAAATGATAGTCTTAATTCGATTAATAGAATTTCAAAATTAGATAATTACCCAGTTGGCTTAGATATTGAGCAAATAAATGGACAGAGAAATTATACGATAGATAATGGCAAGAAAATAAACATTGGTGTATACGAGGTTTGGTTTGATGCTGATAAAAACTATTATGGGGATTTATGCTATTATGACAATTATAATGCCGTAGAAAATAGCATACAACCAATCTTACATAGAGTAAACACTGCACAAAGAGAAAGCGATAAATCTGCGTCTAGAACTTATTATGAAACTTTTGTTTTTGACGAAATAAATGAAGATGATTATGATTCAAAACCATTTACAATTAAGTCACAAAAATATAAAAAGGAAATGAAGTTAAATAATAAGGGAGAAGGGTACTATTATAATCCACATTATAAAATTCAAATAAAGACTTTTGATAAGTTAAGGACAATAATGCCAGATTTCTTGAGTATGAAATCATTGACAAATGTTCAAGAAGGCACTAGAATAACAACATTGGAAAGACATTTCTTATCCATTGGTGATAAAGCGGTCATATGTGATAGCGAGAATAACAAGTACTATTATTGCACTGTTATAAGAGGAGAAAATGATAGCGATAGAACATTCACTTGTAAAATTTATGACGAAAATGGAAAAGAAACATACTTGAATAATTTAAATCAATCCTATGATATTCCATATGACAGTGATGATTATGACCCAACAATGGATATATTGAATTACAAATTGTTTAAGGTTGACAATTTGGGTATTCCTAGCCATGCTAGAATTCTTAAAGATGGAACTTGCCGTTTAATATGGAGGGATGTTTTAAACAATGGGTTTAATGAAAGCGACAAGTCAGTAGAGGAATATCCATTCACCAATGGGGCATTTTATATCAATAAGAGAATTGACTTATATCTTAGAAGACAAGACCCTTATGGAATGTATGGTTTATATTCTGAAGATGATATTCTTGGAAAGGATGTAATTTACGAGACTGAAGATAATTATGTTAAAGAAAAGGACATAACATGTTAAAATATAGCATTAAACTAAATGATAATAACATAGAACAAGAGAAAATGGTTTGGAGTGAGAAGTATCTTTCTCCAGACCTTTCTTTTGTTAATGGTGTAACTAGCACAAATTATCACTTGGAAAAATATAAAAGACTTCCTGTTTCTAATGGGCAAACTTCAACTTCAACTGTATTGGTTGACAGCAAAAACGTAACTAGACAAGGATATATAGTAATAAAGAATAAGGAATATGAAGTACAAAGCGGCAGTATAATTGATTACTCTGTTGAACCAAGCGGCAATATCATTAATTATGAGTATCTTTTTATTAATGGTAAATATTATTATCTGAATGATGACAAATTTATCATTGATAACTGGTTAACTGAGCATTTCACTAGTTATACTGATAGCTATGGTGATATTATTTACAAACCTTACATTACAGAAGATGAAAAGATTATCAATTTTAGTAATGGAAACGTTTCTGCTGACACAATTATTTGGATTGAAGATGGTATTGTGACAATAGATGGATATGATTATATTTTTGATAAGGACATTCAAATAAATAGTAACCAAACAAGTGGCGGTTTAAAATACTATGAAGATGGTGATTGTTTGCCTTACTCTGCTATTACTAAATGTAGCGACATCCAATTAAAGCCATTTGAAAGTATAAATGATTATATAGATGTAACAAAATTTACACTAAGAAAAGAAAACAATAACATAGGAGAACCATTTGAAAGAATATCATTCTGTACGAGCTATTATTATGTTAACTATAAAGACCATTATTATTCAGTAATGGAAAGTGGCGATACCAATGGTAATTATGATTTCATATGCCGTATTCCAAGTGGCGACACTAGCCATGAAGATTTTTTACTGTATTATTCTATTGATGGTGATGCTGAATCAGAAATAGTAATTGATAACACAACATTCAGTGGGCATGGCGTACATGATTTGCACGATTTATATAAAGTTAATTCATTTATTAAGATAGATAATACAAGGTTATACGTCAATCGTGACATAATGAACTCAAACGATGGCAGACAAATTGCAGTGTATCTTGATGATGAACAAAATGCTATTAATATTGGTGAAAAACTCATATTCAGTGATGAGGGGTCAATTGAATCACTACAAGATGTTTATAGCGATGATGGCGGTAGTTTCGTGATATTTAACTCCCAGAAATATAGGGTAATAGACAACCTATGCGATAAAGCCATTATCATTGATAATGAATATAGAATTGACTATATAAATGGTAAGTTGGATGGTAAGGATTGCCTAGTGCTAATAGGTGATGAAGAAGTACCAATGAAAATAGTCAAAGAAGGGGATAATTTCAAGTTAAATAGATATGGAAACATTGTAGTTGAAGCTAGTGGCGCATCAAGTGCAGTTTCATATGATATTAAGCCATATAGCGGCATCACAGTAGATGGAAAAAAGTATATTATTAATGATGATGGCATCAATCCATATGTGATGCTAGACAAGAGTAATCAATTTACCTTTGTTGTCAGAGAAATTAAAGGCAATAGCATGCTTATCTGTGATTTGGACATAAACATGACAGACTTCAACGATGAATTCAGAACACTTATCACAGAGGAATCTTGCAGATATGTAGTTGAACATCAAGACACCATACAATTGTCACTTAAGAACAAGATATTTGGCGATAAGGAGATAACAAAGGAACTAGCATTCCAAGCAACCACAACTCCAATATCGTCTGATGATTACTATAACTTGCTAGACAATCTTGATATTTATACCAAAAATGCATACATACAACTTCCAATGATGCTTACATCACAACAAGGAAATAACTTGTTGCAAGATGATTTGGTAGAAGACCAGTTTTTTAGAGTCGAAAAAGAAAAAGCAATAAACCCAATCATTGACATGGAAAAAGAGGTATATTACCCAAAATTCATTTCCAATAAATGGACTGACGATGATAAAGAAAAACATCAATATAGTGGCTCAAATACAGATTTCATAACATTAGAAGAATTAAGATTTAATCTTCATTTTAGAACTAGAAATCTTGATTCTTGGAAGGTAAATGATGGATATAACAATGTGGCTACAAGCGGTAAAGCTGATAATTGGTTTGTTACTGATTTTCACCCATATTGTGACATATTAAGTGATGGTAGTGACGAAGAAAAAAACAACTTGATGAATAGTTCTGATTTATTGGGATTGCTTTATTTTTCCAATGACGATGTATATTATCAAAAGAAGAAGATAGCAAAATCATTTTTAAGACTTACATTCTATGACAGCACTGACCAAGAGACACAAAACTTGTTAGCTACTTCAACAATATTCATGGATGAACACAAATTGTTTAAAAAATTCATAGACAATTCTAGAAAATACGTTAGTCAATTTGGAATGTACGAAGAACCAGATAAAGTTAGTGGAATGACATCTAATAAAATATCAGTTAAAACCGAATATTTGGGCACTAATAAAGAAGCTAACCCAACAGATTATATTGATAATTTTGTTGGGGTTAAGATAAATGATGAACATAGGTTGGGTTCAGAATTTATTGTCAACAACAAGTTCCAAAGTGAAACATCGTCAGAAGGATTCTACTTGTATATGTTCAAGGAATATTCTGAGAAATTGCACCCAAAACCAATCTACATGAAAGTGGAATTCAATCATGCAGGTATTGGACGCACCATACCATTTATTATTCCAATGAAGTGGGGAGAACTAGATGATAATGGCAATAAATATCCAAAAAACGCACTAAAGTTAACTGATGATACAGAGAGAAACACCCTCAAAGAGGGCATAAAACTTGGTGATGTATATGCACAGTCATACATTCCATTATATGCTGTCTATGACTTTAAAAATAAGCAATACGCATATGTATTTGATGATAGGTATGTACAAACAAGTGTCATAGGAGACAAAGAGGGCGTTATACTGAATCTTTATGAAATGAAGATTATGGAAGAGAATGACACTAGCGAAATTATACAAGAGAAGATAACCTATAAAAAGCAAGAAACTGCAATAATAGATTTTAATGAAAAAATGTTTCCAAAGGAGGCAAACGAACAAGCATGAGAACAATACAAAAGACAATATCATTAGAGCCAATGACTAGCAGATTGCCAAGTACATGGCCAGCATATAAGGGCGATACTCTTTATTACTTTGATGATGAGTCATTAAAGGATAGAGAGTACGAATTTCCATGCAATTATGGCTTGATACCGTTGTCCATTGCATTTAATGGGGAAACCTTTGAAGATGTAATCAATAATAATTTTGAATTGTATAGTGGAGATACATCTTGTAACAATTGTTTTACGATGTCTTTTAGTACATTATCCAATTGGTATCATTTTTTTAATGAATACCATAAATTATTAAGGGGATATTGTGATTGCAAGGAATACTCTAGCGCAACACAATATTATGAATTTGAATCTGTTGGGCATTATGCTGATAAAATGGTATATGGGCAAGATGAAAACACATACATTGAACTAGATGAATTATTCAATTCTAGAGGTGGAGACAAGTTTTATGATTGGATTTGCAAAAATGTGATACCAACTTATACAATATTAGATAAGTATAAAGATTATTGGAAGACCAATCACTTATATTATTCAGATGTAATTAAGTGGATAGGTTGGTTTGAGGAAAGAGATAATTATAGTGCTGATTGCAAATACAATTCTGGGGATACTAGTGGAACACCAGAAACATGGGATTGTGAAAATTCAAGTGTTCCTTGTTGTGAATGTAATGAATATTTTAATCGAGGCGGAATACGGACGTTAAGCTCTATGACTGACTGGTATAAGGCTGCACAAAGTGGAATTACAGCATTTAACAACACAGTTAAAAACCATCTTGATTGCTACAAACCAAAAATGATTGACAATATTGATTTGTATAATTCTCTTGATAATCTTGGTGAATTTTCTATCTTTTGTAAAGATTATGAACTTGGAATCGATTATAGGGTAGCAAATGGATATGGTGCTTCAGCCAATACATTAAGTGGCACTGTTATAAGCATTGACAATAGGGCAATGATACTTAGTGGGGATGGTAAAACGGGTTTTGGTTTTGACCCTTATTATATGGAAAAAACTAAAGATGAAGATGCTTGGGGAGATTATACAACTAAGTTTATCGAAGATAACCCAAATAACTTTGTATCTTCTGCTTATTCATATTATGCATTTGATGATGAAAATAAAATATATGTTGGAAACACAATAGATGAGGTCAAAAACTCAATGTCTGCAATAACCATATGCCCAATAGTCAAAAATGATGCAATTCTAATTAATCACACATTATATCCAATTGAAAGTAGTGAATACGGCATTAGTGACAAGGTAAATGTTAACAGCACGACAAATAAATACTTTGTGTATAGAGACAGTGAAACATCTACGCCATATACATTGATAGATGGCAAGAAAGTTTATGCTAGCGTATATCCAAATGAAGTTTCTGGTCATCCATTCTGTTATTATTTTTCATTCTTTAAGTCAAGTGCCTACACACCAACACAAACTTCTTGTGACACCATAACAAAGCCATTTAATATAAATGACTATAAATTGTTTTTTAAACTAAAAAATAGCGGTGACACAATCGATTACATATCTTATAATGGTTCAATACAAAAAGTAGAAACCTCTGGCGTGACAATCGATGATATTGATTATGGAAGATATAGTGGCTATTCATATGATAATAACGGAAATATTATGTATGTAAGTGGTAACACTAGTGGGGAATACTGCATCTTTGATGGGGAAACACTTGATGAAATGTCAAGCGCTTACACTATAAGTGGTGATGTAATTTGTATTGGAATAGACCATGAACCAATAATATATTCAGCAAAAGAAATAACTGGTCACACCTCTTCCAAAATGAAAGACCTAGAATCTACTAATTGTTTGGTTGATGATATTGGTAATAAAATAGATGGTATATATAACGTAACTAGCGCAATGACAAACCACCAACCACCTCAAGGTATAGAATTAGAGCCATTATATCAAATTGGCAATGTGTCAAATCTTAGAAGATTGGGCGATAAAGAAGGGCTTTATGTTGGTGATATTATAACAGATATGGTATTCTATTATAAAGACTCAAATGGTAATGTTGTAGAAGATACAGTTGTAAGCGCATCAAGTGAAGTGACATCGTTGTCAGCAATTACTAGTGCGACTACAGAAATGGAATCATTGTCAGCAGAGGTGTTTGATAACAGTGGTATATACTGTGACGTTACATATTATGTTGGCGCAACATTGACCAGAGGTGACTCAAATGATTATTTCATTCCAATAGAAAGTGGATACACCTATGGAGTTGAATATAATGAAACTGTTAATTTCGTAAAGGATATTACTGAATATTACCTAAAAAAAGAGAATAAAAAGCAAATACCAACAACGAGGAATTCGGTATCAGCACATTCAGTAAGTTATCCAATCTATGTGTATAGAATTAAGGATGTAGAAGAAAATACAGCATCTTTCAAGACAGAAATAAACTTGATAAGCAGCGACACCAAGACAAACTATAGCAATTATGAAGATTTGGAAGACTACAATGGAATTAATGTATATCCAACATTTAAACAAGAATATTTAATGGGCGTTGGGACAATGGAAAACATTGATTCTGATATTTATATCCAAAGAGGAATAAATGCAGCGTTTGAAAAACACTTGAAACTTGGCGAAGTCGATTCACTATCTGCATTGGAACAATACGGAAATGGTTTTTTCAAAATAATGAATAATTAAAAAAAAAAAATAATAATATGGCGACAGGAACCTATGGCCTAAACATACCAGTTTTTATAAATAATACTGACATACCTCATTTGGTAGATATATCATATTGCTATCATGAGTCAAGAAGCTATGACTCACTTAATAATAGCAAATTCTATAAATTAGATAGCGGTATCCTATCTTTATCTGAGAGAAATGACAATGATGCAGTTGATTCCTATGTTGAGGGCATGTATAACCTTCAACTACCACTTAGCGTGTTTAACAAAAAAGGATTCTATACTGTATATATCAAGCCAAAAGAAATTGAGGCTGTAATTACGGACGTTGGTTCATTAACAGCTTTTCCAACAGTAAGAGGATTGGTACTAGATACTGAACAAATAAAAGACGAAAATATTAAACAAAAAGCAAGAACCAATAATGAACTAGTTGGATATAGAATTATATACCTAGATGAAAATGGGCAAAGACAAAACTACTATAGAGTTATTACATCAAATAATAAGTGCGAACCAGTAGTGCAAGCACCAAATTCATCTAGCGATAAATCATATTCATATAGATATGACGATAACTCTAGTTTGACATTCATTACAGTGTCACCATCGTCAGCACCAACATTTAAGGATAATGCAATTCCATATATTGGAAAACCAACCCAACGTATATTGTTGGTTAATACATTATTCGAACCAATACAATTGGACATAGAGATGACAACTCACGATGCTGATACAATTTCCACCATGTTGGAGGGTAGCCAGTTGAGAGACCTTGACAATGGACTCATTACAACGTTCAATGACAATGACGAGATATATCATCAATCAGAGCACTATACGTTAAAAGACCAGTACAGTGGAAAACCAATTTATGAAGTTGGTCGTGAAAGACGCAACAGCATTGACTTTACTCAGACAATTAATGACAAATAAGAGAATAAAGAAGTATGCCATACATTAAATCATATTCCAATTATGTCTTGAAGTCAAGGCATCAAGGGACAAAAGATGGTACAATATATGAGAGGGACATTACTACGATAGGTGGTGTGGATAATTTCTCACCAGGGCAAACGCCAATCTACAAGAGCAATAACTTTATTATTACTGTAAGGAATGACAATAAGATTGCAAACCAGTATAACAGTGAAAAATGGAAAGATAATGCTAGTGGTAATGTTTGGACTCTTGAAACCATCAGTGGTGTCACATCCAATAGGGATGAGGACAATGATACTAAGATTGTCTTGAAGCAAGATTACTATGATTTCCGTGACTTTGCATATTATGGCTCATTGACTGAGCTATTTCGTGCATCAGTTACAGATATTATAGCACGTTTTCCTGGGGAATTGTATCATACTGACCACAACGTGTACTATACTTCTTCATATACGGAAGACTTTGAAACAATTGATACTAGTATATTATTGGGTGGGGATAGTGGATTAACTGAGGTTATTGACCCATTTGGTATTGATATACATAGTTCTGCAAGAACAGAAAGCGCTGATGAACTTAAGTATTTCGCTAATGGCGGATATGGCAATTATGATATTATTGATGAAAGTGGAAACTCAACTTCAATTACTAGTTGGATAGTTGAGTACACAGATAAACAACCTTGCAAGGGAAATAACATTGCCAACATTACAATCAATGGTAATTATGAGATATCAGCTTGGGTTGGAGATAACAATGTCATCTATTATCTTTCAGAAACAAGTGGAAAATGGCACATTCGACCAAAGAGGATATTTTTAGACAAATTTTACAATGAGTGTGACAACTTTGAAAGGTTGTTAATGAACGAAGACACTAATTATAAGGCAACATTCTCAGTCATTCGTGAGAATGATTATGGCTATTATAGAGAGTTTGTTCCATTTGAATTCCCAAAGGGTGAAGGTGGATATAATATTGATGCAAGCGACTATGGTTTCAACGCATACACTGAGCAAATGGTTAAGATTGGTGAGTATTATGACGAATATTTCACTGATAATCTATGGCGTTCAATGACTCATGAGGCAATCAAGAACTTTGACTGGACATATACTCGTGAATATCAAGATGGTGATGAAGAGGAATATGTATTTGGAGGTCAAAGAATACAAAAGGCTATTAGGATATTTGCAAGAGAGTTCGATGAAATCATTTCATATATCAATAACATCAAAAGTATTAACAGAATTACATATGATGAAAGAAGTAATTTACCAGATTACTTCTTAACTGATGCTGTTGAAAACTGTGGATGGAACGTTAAGTTAATATATCCATATACCCTCGTTGAAAAGGATTATAGTGGCAATACTGTTGATGATTATAGAGAAGGTGGCAACGTAGATTATTGTAATGGCCAATTGAATAACACAACAAGTGATGGAACTCCAATTATAAGGGAATTTTCTCAAGATGCAAATGCTATGTTCACTCCATATTCTGTAAGCGGATTTGGATATTTTGATATGTGCAGTGGGGAAACATCTTCAAGTGGAATATCTGATACAATTAGATTTGACCCTAAAGCATTAGGTGGAAAGGGTGTGTTGAAAAATGTCATAAGATTGTATCATGATAATGTAGAATGGACAAACCAAAAAGCCAATAATGAATTTTTGAGAAGATTAAAGATTAATTCTCCTTATATCTGGAGACATAAGGGAACTATTGAAGGTATTGAGATGATTCTTGGCATGTTTGGCCTTAAGAGTGAAAGAATGGGAGGTAATGATTATGATATTACTGAATACACCTCATTTGCTCATAGGATTGAAGAAACTTGGGATGTTGTCCATCAAGACTATAGAATTAATTGGCTCAATTCGACAAAGACAATAATGTATAATTCCATTAAGACAGATTATCAAGGTCTAATGGTTTCATATAGGGATGAATATGAGAAAAATGAAAATCCATACATTGGCGATTATACAAGAAGTGATGGGTCTAGGGTATTGAAGAGATATTTGTACCCTCATTACTATAAGGACGCTGAACTTGATGGAAACCCATATTTCCAAATGAATGGTGGTTGGTTATCAAAGGTTATTGATAACAAATGGAATTTCCAATATGATGCAGATGACAACATTGTTTATTCCAAATATATAAGTGCTGGTACTATTGATGAAAGTGGCTACGTTCAAGACAATGACACTCTATACAAGGAAACTGTAAGGAATATAAGACGTGTTGACAATATTGGAGAATTACTTTCATTACCAATGAATACACTTCATAATGGGTCATTATGTTATGTAACCAATATTGAGAACAATTCTGCCGTAATAGATGATGTGGTTTATCCAATTACCACTGAGATATATAGTGGCGAAAGCGTTTCATACATAACATTTACAAAGGTCGATGGATATATCAAAGTAGGCAATAGCAAATTCTTTGATACTACCATAATCGTCTATAACGTTGATGGTGCGGAAACAATGTACAATATTGAATCTAAACTAGATGGATATGAGATTAAGGCATATATAAAGGATGAAACATTTATTTGCAAGGAAGATGCGCAAGGAAATTATTCAATCACCAATTTTCAGATAATTAAAGATGACGAAGAAATGTCTAATTATTTCGTGTTGGATGATGTCAATTATTCAGACGTATTAGCACAATTGATTTCTGATGATGAAAGCATATCAAATAAACCATATACTAGCGGTTGGAAGAGACTTGCATATAACAGCAATGAATATTTGAAGATAAATACCATTGTAAACGACACTAAGGGAAATAACCCTCACAACGGAAACATGGTTTATGATAATGGTCATGAATATCTCACTTATTTTAAGAGAATCTTCAAATATGGTTCAGATAACGATTTATTTGATGAAAGATGCTTTGAAGATTATTATGAGTCACTTTATGAAGAAATTAATGGTTATGGATTTAGTGGCTTGATTAATGATATTGAAGACATCAAGCAATATGATAATTTGATATCTGCTGACACAAAAGTACATTATTTTGGTAACTACAAAACAAAGAATGAAAACGATGATAAAATAAATAAAATCTTCATATATGGTGATAACCAAGATAGATTAAGTGGCTATACATCTATATATAGTGGTGAAACTAATACCATAAGTGGTTATAACATAGGTGATATGGATATCTACCCAAGTGATGCTGATGAGGTGACAGACCAGATAGTAAATAATAAAAGGTTTACAATTGACTTTAAATTACACAGTGATTGGTATACTAATCAAGGCCAATGTGAGATTAAATACATTGATGATATCGTGATGAACTATCTAACACAGATGATACCATCAAATACCATTGTACAAATTAGATATACATATTCTAAATAAAGTAAAAATAATGTCTAGAAATTTAACAAATAATGCTTGCGATTGCAATAATATTATAACTGGTGTTGACGGTATTATAATATTAACTGATATTGCTACTTCTGTTGTGGATGCCAATGCTACATCTGCAACAGTTTCTTGGCGTTATAAAAAACAAATATGTGATAGCACCTCTTGTAGAAACTGGTGGATTGAAAGTGTTGTATCTAGGGAAATACCACTAACGCCTAATACATCATGCGAAGAAAATTATGTTCGTGGGTCTATTATATGGAATGGTATTACCCTAAAATATAATATTACCCAAAAAGCAGCAAAATGTGATGATTGCAGCTGTGATAATCTAACAATAACCACGTGTGGGGATATAATAGAATGTTGGCTAGATAATCCAATATTTAAATGTGGTGAAGAGGATGATGGTAAAAGAACCCTTTCTTATACATACCCACAAATCTCATATGGGGCTAAACCTTATTACGAAATAATAACTGCCTCAACAAATGTAACAATTAGTGCTGATTGTGATACTGTAATAGACCCAATAACTCTTACAAGTTCAACAACAATCCCATCATTTGGTGATGTTGTGTATTCATATAAGGTTATCCCATCTACTAAGTGTAAAAATGGAGAAGTTAGACTGAAACTCTCTAGAATCGAATATGATACTGAAATGTTGTCACCAAGTGGTGGAAGTGTAAATGGTAATATATTTTATAGAGCATATACATATGATGACAATTGTAAGTCAACAAACAGCGAATATCTATCATCCTTCACTTGGAACATTGATGCTTGCGAATGTGATTCGATGGCTTGCTGTGATGACCATTATGAGACTTCATCGTTGACTATTAGCTATCCATATATTATAGATGATGTTCAAACAGCAGCAACACTAGATGTCAATTTGTCAATGTTGATTGCTAGTGCTGACGGTACTTATTGTGATAAATGTGAAAAACCATCATGTCTACCATATACAACCTATATAATTGACCAAGATAGTGCTGTGGCATACTATAAGCGTTATAACAAAGAAACCAAACTTTATGGGTGGTATAGTGGTGGTACACTCCAACAAAGCGGTGGAGAAATAAAAGCTAAATATAATTATTCGGCAATAACACAAGATGCTTATTGTGTAAGCTCAACCACCAATTATAGTGATTTTAGTTATGTGATTAACATACCACCAATAGAATGTGATGCTAATTCAGCTACGACCATAACCTCAGGAACATCTGCAACAACTAAGTATGGAATTATCGACAACTTCACATATAAGCAAGAACAAAATAAGTGTGGAGAAGAACCAAAGACGACAACTGTTACAGGAATTACTTATTCACAACCATCAAATGTCCCTTGTAATCTTACTGGTAGTAGTGATATTAGCATTGACTATGAAACCTATGAATATGTAATTGACGAATATGGTAACATTATATCAGGAACACAAGAAAGTGGTGTCACAGAAATAAATGTGTATTTTGGTGATGAGGAAAATTGCGGAAATGAAAGACTCATATCAGCATTTACTCAATCTGGTTTTTCAATTTTCCAAGATGGAGGATGCGTGTGTCCAATTAATTCTGGCAACACCCTTGACGTTGATAACCCACCAAGCCCTTTGGTGAAAACTGAAGATGGAAATTGGATTATACCATGTTGTATAACTGGTGAAGTATGGGTTAAAATTGAATATTTATACGTTGAATATGAATTTAATGGTACTAGTTGGTATAGAAGTGTAGAACGTAAAATAGAAGAAAATAAAAAATTTGAAAATGTCAACATTGAAGA